CCAAATATCAATCAAGCTTGTCAAACTTGCGTGGTAATAGACTCGTTGCAATAGACGTGGAGACCACCGGTCTTGACCCAAATGAACACGAAATTATTGAAATAGCAGTGGTCGCGCTAGATAGCAATATCGAGCCAGACCCTGCACACAGGCCATTTTTCGCGCAAATGAAGCCGCAGAAACTAAGCGGCGTAGACCCAAGGGCTCTGATGGTGCACGGTCGGTCATTGGCGAGTTTGATCCTTACTGCCTCTGACCCAGACGTAATATATGACGCATTTGCAGATTGGGTCAGCGACTTGGAACTTCCAACAGCAAGGAAGCTAATTCCATTGTGTCACAACTGGGCATTTGACCGGCCATTCTTGCTAAATTGGCTGGGACAAGATACATTTCACCAGCTTATAAAAAGCAATTTTGCCCGGGACACGCTCACAATAGCCCTGGCCATAAATGACCACCACTCATTTTTTGGGCGAGAGTCCCCCTATTTTAGTGTGAGCCTCGAAACATTATGTTCGTCGTTTGGGATAGAGCATACCACGCCGCACAATGCCCTATCCGACGCTCTCGCTTGCGCAAAGGTCTACCAGTATTTTCTTAAGATGTGTTTTCGGTAGTTCTACGGTGGGGGCAATTCTGGCATATTTCTGCTGTGACGGTCTGGCCTCGCGTCTGGGCAACTTTGGATAGACACACAGCTTGTATGTTTATGCAGCCACAGGGGCGAACACTGTTCATTGTCCGCCGATCAACGCATGGCGGCCAATTAGGTATGAACACCCAATCGTCGTCTGGCGACCGGGTATATCCAGCTGGAGTGACAGGCGGCTCCCAACCAGTTTTCGGATACACGATATTACCGTTATCTAATACAACGGGCTGCTCAAAATCTCGTAAAGTTGCCCTCGGAATCTCCTCCGGTTTGGGGACGGGCACGATATCCTGGATGTCAGGGGCCGTCCGCAATGGACACGCTTTACAGTAATCCTCAGTCACGAGTTGGACAAACTTCTCGCACCCCGGATGAGCGCATTGCTTTGAGGGGGTGACAGTGCCCAATTGATCCATCACTATAATATTTCTTTGGTAAACACAGTCTGACATGGCTCTTCGACGCGAAAATATTGATCGACTATTCGATTACGGGGTCTTGCTCGACTCACGAACAATTTTCCTGACGGACGTTGACAAAGACGGCATTGACGATGCTGTTGCGAACAGTTTCCTGAAGGCGCTACATGCTCTGGAGTGCGCTAATCAAAACCCAATCCAGATAATTCTTCGCTCCGGGGGCGGCTGCGTATTCTCTGGGCTCGCCATTTATGACGCGATTAAGTCGTCGCCTTGCCACATTACGGCCACTGTTTACGGTCATGCGATGTCGATGGCCAGCATTATCTTGCAGGCGGCCGACTTGAGGGTGATGCATCAAAATTCACTCCTGTTGCTACATGATGGCACCTTCGGAAGCGAAAGTGACTGGCGATCATATGAAGCTTGGGGGGAAATGGCCCGCCAACTCAGAAAGCAAAGTTACAAAATTCTCGCTGACAGGACCGGGAAAACAGTACAATTTTGGGAGCGGAAACTTGACCGTGACTTGATTCTCTGGCCTGACCAGGCTCTGGAATACGGGTTAATAGATCATATTGCCAATTCTCCACGAGGAGAAGATCATGAGCGTTCTTAAAGACTATATTGAGAAACATAAAGAGCCTAAAATTTACCCGCTATTGGCAAAATTGGGGCTTTGGCTGGTCTCGTTTACCCTATTCATTATTATGATACATTGCTGGTCAGATATTCTGTTTGGTAACAATTGGCAACACATTGGCACTGCCATTCAGGCTTGCCAAGCTCTTTCTCTGATTTGCATCACTGTCTTGGGCTATCATGGCTACCGGGGGCACAGAATATTCCACGAACTGCGCCATTGGAAGGATTAAGGCTGACCAGCCATTGGGCCAGATTCGTCAAACGCCACCAGTCCGCCAGTTCCATTCCGTATTACTTCCTGTTCCTTGGCTAGACACTCGGGACTATCGATGTCGCTATACTGCGTAGAAACAAGCCAAGCGCTTTCTTGGCCAACCACCCAGCTGCCGCAACCCGCGTCCCGCGAGTTTATTTCTGAACGAATTGCACTATAGAAGGCATCGGCAGCCTGTTGTGAATTAAAGGTATATATCTCGGTTCTAGTTATCTCGGTTCCTGCTGCCCGCCCAATAGAACCTGGCTGCGTAACGGGAGTGTCGCCGACGCAATTCATAAACACGCTGTTAATATTAGCAAACCACACCTCTACCGAATACAAACAATTATCGTCCTCGAGCTGATCCTTCTTTGGCAGCTTCCGAGCCTTTGAGCGGCGTTTTTTGTCAGGGTTCGATTCCTGCGTGTCCGAGTTAATGTCAAGAGAGACCAGCCTAGTGATTGCTGTTTCATTGCGGGTTTGCTGGGTGTCTCGGATCACTTGTTGTATTAAGTTTCGTATATCCCCAATGGGATCAGGTCTAATGGGAGAAGTCCCCAGGCTTATACTACCACTGTTGTCCGAGCCAACACGTGGCGTGGGCTTGGAGTCACCCCTGTCACTAATTTTCCGAGTGCCGTGATCAGGTCGGCATGCTCCTGTTGAGAGGTCTACAACGGGCGAACCATTGCAAGCGAGACTAAAGCCTTGGTACACACCTAATCTTTTAGTTGCTAAAGGATGCCCAGGGGGCGCGATAACAGAAAAATTAGGCTGCCTACCACTGCCTGCAAGCCCTAGCGCTCGCTCTTCAAGCGTTGGAAAGATAAAGGACTCTTCGACGTCGGCCGGCCATGCTAAATTATATGGCCGCGTCGTACCCGCTTTAATAGGCGTCCAAATTTCAAACTCAATTGTGTGTTCATCAGAATTATAGGTAGCCGACTCGACCAAGCCCAAAAAGTTATTGGGGGATAATTGCGGCAGTGAAAGAGTTACTGCGTCAAATGGCTCTAGCTTTAATTTCTTGAGTGTTGTCTTGCAACTCACCAGCCTCCAGGTGTTGGCTTTCCTGAGTAACCAAAAGGTCGCGGCCTTCCGAACGAGGTCCAAAATATTGAAGCAGTAAAAATCGTATTCATCCTCGTGCGTGCCGTATTTCTTGACATTGTGTCTTAAAATGAGGGCGTTCTCTTTGGGGTTTGCATAATCGGCCCTCCATTTGGCCACATACTTGGTAACTAAATCCTCTGTCCGTGTGTGCCCGATGACAAGTGAATTTGCGATTATGTCATCGGCACTGATAGTATCTACTGCCACGGGCTCAGCTGGCAAATATTTTATGTAAAAGGTATTGTCCTTGAGCCAGAGTGCACACCTTGCCTGGAAAGCAATCTCTTGCAAAACCTGAATTATGCCTTTCCTCACTAGTAAAGGAAAGTGCATTGGGTAATTATCCACCAGAGCGTGTACAGAGTTGAAACTTGCCGAGTCGATTGAGTATGAAGTATAAGTATTAATAAGCCAGGTAAGAATATCAACAGTATTTGGTCCAACTGACGAAGTGAGCGAGACGTAGATATCATCCGACCACCCAGTATCACGGGTACTTAGCGGCCGGGTCATTACAATTTCAGTTACACCAGTATAACCGGTATAATTTACCTGGCGAACCGTGTAATATTCACTGGGGACTGTGAGCAGTTGCCGGCCACCATCCAACTCCCTCCAAGCCGCCACTCTCAAAATAGTGGATGGCAAAAGATTCGCTATGTAAACAATCTCATCATCACCGTCCAGGGTCACAGCAGAGCCAGCATTAGCCCAGAAAAAGTTGGCCGGCTGTACTGCGTTATACTTATCCCAAGTCAGCTTACTCGTTCTAGCGAGAATCGTCTGGTCAACGCCTCGGGTTCCGTCGCTTAAGCCTTCCAGCCCGGGGGGTATTCTTGGGTCTGGCCTCGGGCCACATTTGCTTGCGATTGTGTTCTGGGTCGGCGTCTGTATAACCTTCCCTGTGCCATCATTAGCAGGGTGACGCCTGGCCGTGATATGGAAAGTATTTCCAACAAAATAACCGGTGAATTTTCCGCCATTGATATTCAGTGTGATACTCTTATTTTGAGGGAAATTTGTACCACCAAAAATAGTCACCGGGCTAATTTCGTGTGCTGCTTGCTCTTGAATCTGTAATTTCAGATTCTCTATCAAAGTACATTTTTGCTGTTTGCAATTTTGGTCTTCTTCATAGTATTCCACAAACTCAGCCCTAAGGCCAGTAACAGAGATAGCTATATAGCCTTGGAAGTTCTTCGGGCAGACTATTTTCTGGGCTAAGCGAAGCCTAGTCTGGAGCGTGAAATCGCGAATACCAGTTCCTTGTGCCAAGATACCTTGTCTTGGAGAGCGGGTCCTTAAAGCTGGTACGTTTTGTACGGTCCCGAAGCAAAGCGGCCAAGGCCTACCGATCAATTCGGGTGGTGGGTTTGTGAAATCACCCTCTTCGATCGAAAAACCAACCTCCACGTCCTCAATATTGGAAACGATATCGAACTTGAGCGTCCTGTCCCCTTCGTTCCATTCGACGGGGGTATTAATTTGTCCGCTAAAGATGAGAAATTTGTCGGCCAACGGGATTGAGCTAAACCATTGATATAACCAACAAGGCCGCTTATGAATATCAATAGTGTCCAGCAACTGTTTTAACGTGCCATCAGCGTCGTCCAAAACGACTGATACAGCTTGCGATCGCGCGCCACCAGAAACTTGTGTCACTTCATCCAGGCCGCTAATAGATAAGATTGCACCTTTGATACTTGGCGGGATATCTTTGTCGGCATATGAAACTCGGCCGCCAGACCCCACCCATTGAATCTCCAGAATGTTAACTGGCTCCTCGCCGAGATTATTAGATAAAGCAGCTAAAGCAGCTGGGGATAAATTACGTGGCATATTTAGCAGGCTCCCAAGGCACTTGTTGTGGTTCTGATTCCCTCAAAGTCAATAGCAACTTGAACCCACTCGCCCTGAGTAGTTACAAGTTCAAATGGATTATTCGAGAAGTACCCTTCCCAGGCATTACCACCGTGATCAATTAAACGTATTTTTGACCTGTAATAAACACTAAAAAATGCTCGAAGTTCAAGTGCCTTCATCCGATGAAGCACAAAATCGAAATGTAGCTTGTAGCGCTGATTCGTCTTTACATAGGTATACAGCACATTATTCATGCTTCGCTTAGTATCTAAGGATACCGCCCTGCCCACCGAATCGTTCAACTCTGGATTCGGAAGAGCGGTCGTCGTTCTAATATTGGGAAGAGGTGCTTGAAGCAGTATCATACCAGCGCGCCCTCAAATTCCAGGATAATGCTTCTATCAAACCGCCCCGGCTGGGATAGAATAGTATCAGGGTTGATTATTATGCCCTTCCACTGTCTGCCCTCGTGATCTAGCAAGCCTATTTCCTTCCCTAGCGATGTTAACAGAAAATCAAGCAAATCACGGCCCTGGGCCGGGGTTAAGTGAGTAATAGAAAGTCGTAATACCTGAGACTTTGGCCAAACAGGGTCAGCAAATACAATGTGTGAACCACCCCTAGTTGTTCTATTTATTCGTGTGAAATTAAGTAAATCTCGGTTCTCGAATTCTGGATTCCTCAAGACGACAGTCGTGGACGGACTGATAAACGGATAGGTCAGCGTAACAGTACCTGTACTCAGCGTTGGGGGAGTAACTGGCGGGGCTGGGGCGTTCCCCGTCGCGATAAATGGTGCATAGGCGCAAAAATTATTTTCCAGGGAGAATGATGAATAACCTTCTTGGAGTCCGAGTGCGTCTAAAATAGACTCATTAGCTACCGCGTTTATACTAATAGCTTGAGCCAACTCCAAGAAATCCTCCGAGTCATCTGCTCCCCAGCCTGAAAAGTCATCCGACATGGATAAGGTATCCTCTACCTTTTCAATGTCCTTAAAAGAATCCGACAATGATAATGTCGTGGTAACTGGTTCTGGCTCTGGCACTTGACTTCTTAGCAGCATTGTGTCCGCAAACATCCGTGTTTCAATCGAAGAGACAGCAATACTAGTAGTCAGGTGAATGGCATTGGTAGGAAATGCGAATACAGGATTAACAAGTATATCTTCTACGACTGTGATAGTATCGGAAAGTGTTTCTGAGAGTGCAAAATTAACTTCTTGATCCAGTGATAAGAAATCTGCGATCGTGGTTAATTCACTTACAATAGAAAGCAGAGACAAAAAGTCTACGACTGTGATTATGTTGCTTTCTACTGCTTCAACTAACGAGAGAGTATCCGAGACGGAAACTATCTCGACAGTTGTTACACTATCCGAAAGCGATAGCGAATCCTCAGATAGAATTGCTATCTCTACCTGGTTATCATCAGCTAATGATAAAGAATCGGAAACAGCAGTGATAATCTCAGCAGTGTCGCTAAGAGATAGATTATCTGCTTGAGCTATCTCCAGCGTGACCCGGTTCTCGTCAACTAACGAGAGAGTATCCGAGACGGACTCAGCAGCTATCACACTATCCGAAAGCGATAGCGAATCCTCAGATAGAATTGCTATCTCTACCTGGTTATCATCAGCTAATGATAAAGAATCGGAAACAGAGGCTTCAGAGATAATCGTAGCAGTGTCGCTAAGAGATAGACTATCTGATTGAGCTACTACCAGCGTGACCCGATTCTCGTCAACTAACGAGAGAGTAGCCGAGACGGACTCGACGCCACTTTCTATTGTATCTTCGCTTAGTTCAATATAACTAAGCTCAGCCTCCCCGAGGACCGAGGTATTATTAGGAGGACTCTCTACCGTAAACCCAATTTGGGGATCAAGAGAGAGAGAATCAGCTATTGATAGCGCGTCAATACTCTGGGCAGTTTCCGAAAGATTTAAGTCATCAGATATAAATACGTGTAGGGCTGGTTCGATAGTCTCCGTAAAAGACAGCCCATCGGAAAATACTTCAATAAGGTCTACACCCTGATTCAGTCCGAGCGCGTCCGAGACGGACTCATCCAGAATGAGAATCTGATCGATATTAAGACCAAGATCGTCAGATTCTGTTACTTCCAGCGTGACCAGATTTTCGTCAACTAACGAGAGAGTGTTCGAAACGGACTCGACGCCGCTAATTGTTACACTATCTGAAAGAGATAGCGAATCCTCAGATAGAATTGCTATCTCTACCTGATTTGCATCAACCAGCGATAAAGAATCGGAAATAGAACCTTCAGAGATAATCTCAGCGGTATCGCTAAGAGATAAACTATCTGATTGGGCTATTTCCAGCGTGACCAGATTTTCGTCAACTAACGAGAGAGTATCCGAGACGGAAACTGCCTCGACAATTGTTCCGCTATCTGAAAGGGATAGTGAATCCGCAGTCGAAATCCCTAGCTGTACCTGGTTATCATCAGCTAGCGATAAAGAATCGGAAACAGAATCCTCAGAGATAATCTCGTTAGTATCGGTTAAAGATAGGGTAGTAGAAACAGCTATCTGTAACGCGCCAGTGTTCTCATCAGTTAGCGTCAGAGTATCAGAGACGGAAGCTGTCTCGACAATTATTGCGCTATCTGAAAGAGATATCGACTCTGCGACAGCAAACTGTATACTTACCTGATTGGCGTCGGTTAAAGATAGAGTAGTAGAAACAGATTCGGTTAATACCGATCCACCGACCCTGCTCAGGCTAAGGCTACCTAACTGAGCACGCGATAGTATGGAAGTAAATGATGGCATTTCAAACCTAACAAAAATGCCGGACTAGGTTCCACCCAGCCCGGCACTATGGAAACTCGGCCGCATATCTGCCGAGCGAGAGGTGCTTTTAACCACTGACGCTGTAGACAAGCTTAAGAATGTCGGTGTTCGCGACAGCTTTATCTGCCGAGAACGCACCGGTAGACCACAGGGTACCAGCCGTGCCACCCTTCGTATTGTTACTGGTCACGAAAATACCCTTCAAGGTACCAGAGGCTGTGATAGTAAAGTCAGCCGTGGTCGAATTTGTAATCAATCTGTTAGATGGGGCATCGGTGGTCCAAGTCACTCTGTTGGATTCACTATAGTTAGTGAATTCAGTCCAACCAGAGTGGCTAGCCATCGTGTCGGCGTTGTTAAAACCAGTAAAACCAGAGGCGTTAACAAGCCCGATATACCAAGTGGTAATTTGAGTAGCGGCATTGAACATAATCCCCAGCAGCGAGTTCATGCCAACATTAGTGATAGCATTCGGGAACTCATAAATATCGAGGAGTTCACCACCCCGATAGTGTTCCACGTGCCATTTTCCACAGATATTCAGATTTCGTTCCAAATTACCACTCCGCTCCAAACGTGCAGAAACACTAGATTGAAGATTTATCATTGGTTTCTCCCAGTATCAAATCCTAATGGTCCCGCGACGAAGCTCACGCCGGAGAGCACTTGCGATAGCCCGCGCTGTTTGATCGGCGCTCGATCCGCCAGTAACATTAACATTAATATCACCAAAATTGTTAGTCACCCCTCCCTGCCCTCTGTAAACAGGGGCTTGACCCGCATTAATAGCCACCAGCTGCGGGAAAAATTTTCGTGTGCTCTCTGCATTTACGACAAACTCTCCCTTCGAGAGCATGGCAGGGATAACATCAGTGCCTCGTGGTGTGCCCCCGACAGCAAAATAACCTCCGAGTGCCCTTCTGGCCGGCCGAGCCGTTGCGGCTGCCGCCGCCGCCGCAGCCTGTCGAGCAGCTGCTGCCGCCTTCGTCCAACTACCGGCAAGCTCCAGAGCAGCTGCGGAAGCTCTTCTAGTATTTGCGGCCGCAGTATTGGCCGCATCTGAAACTTGCTTACCAGCAGCTGCTTGCTGATTAACAATTTTCAACTCTTCAAGAAGAGCCTGAATCCGTTGCGCACGCTGTTGCCCTTCCGCACCGGCTTGACCAGATTTAATCAAGTTAAGCTGCTGCGACTGAGCCTCCTGCAATTGGCCTAACGCCGACAACGCTCTACTAATATCTATTAAGTCCAGATTAAAGGCAGCTTTGGTGGCACGACCAAAATTGCTACCCTCAATCAAACCCAAGAACCGTTGTGTCTCTGCCACAAGTCCAGCTATCTGCTCGCGAGATACCTGAGCCGAGTTGGCAAGTTGCTGTATGTTGGCAACCAGTTTGTCCCTGACTGCCGAGGCCTCAGTAATTGATTGAGAAATTTCCGGCGACCCGGCAAATAAGTTACCAGCTCTTGCAGTCGTGCCCCTCGCAACTGATCCGACATTTTGCAACGCTGAGACAACGTTCTGCCGGGCAGTTACTATCGTTTTCTCAGCTGCGGCTAAATCGGCGCTAGCCGTCATGAGTTGGCTCAACTCTTGTGTTAGCGAGCGAAGTCCTTCCTCGACTTCTGTCGTGCTTCTAACCGGCTGGCCAAGCAGGTCCTCCAGAGCGCCCCGCTGCGGGAAGAACAAATCGAGAGTTGAAAGGTTCTGTTGGAGCGATTCTCGTACCTTGGCCACACCCTCCGTGACATCAAAATTAAGCTTGATCGGCTGCCGCTCTAATTCCTTACCAAACTCGAGCGCAAATTTCGACAGGCCGAGGGCGTCGAGAACGGAAAGGTCCTGCGCCTTGAATCCTTCCTGGATGAGCGTTTGCAGGGCCTGCGCCCTCTTGGCATCACGCTCAGCCAATTTTTCAGGTGATAATGGCTTCCCTGTCCTATCGAAGGTGGAGATATTTTCAAGCAGGATTCGGGTCTGCTCCCGAATCACGGCCAGCGATTCTTGCTGCTTCGCTTTTTCCTTATCTAATTCCGCTATTCTCTTAGTCTGGGCGGCGGTTAATTGGTTCTCAAGGGACAGGCGCTGCCGAGTCAAGTCGTTGAGCGCCTGGACAGCCTTGGCCTCCAAGACTCTATTACCAGATTGCTGAGCAGCAGTAAGTGCGTTTTCCAACGCCGACTCGCTGCGATCGATGGCCCGGATAGCCGTATCGATTTTTGCTTTATCGTTTGAGGCTATGGCAGCGGCAAATTGGCCGAGCGCAGCAGAACTAAGAGCGGTGCCGCGCTGGATCGAAGCGGCGGCCTTCTGGAAATCATTCAGACGCTGAATCCGGAACTGGAATAATCGATCATCATTCCGAATTGCTATGTCGGCGGCGCGGCGCTCCGAATCAATCTGAATATCCCGCGATTCGCCAATCTTCTTGGTTAATTCAGAGATTAATTTTTCGCGAAGGTTGATAATACGGGAGGTAGCATCACCGGCACTAGCAACCAGCCTGGAGTCCGCTTGAGCCGCGTCGGCCACGCCCTTGAGGTATTCGGCATTTATGACACGCAGTCTATCGGAAACTCCCCGGATAATCTGCTGGTTGGCTTCGTCGGCTGCTCTTACCTTCTCTCGCTCACTGCGACGGAAATTCTCTAAGTCCTGTTCAAGCAGCCTATTATTCTCGTCAATAGTCTTCTGTGACGAAGAACTCAATTGCTCCCCGATAAATTGTCCTATCTGGACAGCCCCGCCGACCAAGAAAGCACCCCGCCCCAGGAGACTTCCTATTGCGCCACCGGGTAATGATTTCAGGGCTGAAATAATCGAGCCAATCCGAGCCGCGATAGCTCCCAGTCTGCCGAGCAAGGTGGCCCCCGCCAAAATTGCGAAAGCCTCTAAAACAGGCTTGGCAGCAATGCTCAAGGCACCTAAAACGCGAGTTATGTTCTCCATCCCGCCAACAAGAGAGGTCGTGTTGGCAGCCAGCTTCAAAACCGCCTGCCCAAGTTCCACTGTGAAGAAATTCTTCAGCTGCTCGATTTCCCGATTGACTCGCTGAGCATCGGTTGACATGACCTTGAAGGCAGCCGTTCCAATCAAGCCTTCGCTGGCACTACCAATCTTCCGAATTGCCTCCGCTGTTTCCTGCGCCCTGGCACCCGTGCCGGCCAAAAAGGCCAGAAGTCCTCGTTCGCGGTTGACAAGCTGGCCTAGCTTAGCAGCAGACCCGTCCGTCGTCTCGGCGACTGCCTGGATGGCTCCTTGCAGACCCAATGCCTTAATTGCAGCCTGCCCGGACTCGAAGCCGGCCGCCTTGAGGGCTTCCTGCATCGCTTTAGTCGGCCGCTGAAATGCTGTCAGCGCGCCCCTGACTTGCGTAATGGCTTCGCTGGTCTTCAAACCAGTAATAGTCATCGACGCAAGAAAGCCTAAAACTTCAGAGAGCGAGGCACCCATTTCAGCCGCGACTGGCAAAACACGACCTATCGAGTTGGCTAGGTCCTCAGCCTCAAAACGACCCAGGTCAATTGCCTTGAAGAATTGACTGGCGACTGCGCTCGTGTCCCCCACCTCCAAGCCGAAAGATTTCAGGGCACCCGAAAGAGTATCTACGGCCCCCGCCGTGGTAGACCCAGTGGCAATAGCAAGTTGCTCAGCGACTTTTTGGAAAGATACCGCCTCTTGGGTTGTCCGGCCTATCTGGTTAGATATTGTCTGGAACAGACCGGCTCCTACGTCAGCAAGGGGGCGGCCAAACGTATCTGATAGTTCGCGGACAGACTTGGCAATGGCGTCAAACGACGTGCCGCCGGCGATTGTTTGAATTCGCGCGACTTGAAGTTGGAAATCCCTTGCAGCTGAGGCAGAACTAATAAACGCATCCTGCAAACGACTAAGGGCGCGAATGATAAGCTGGGTAGAAACAATCCGGACGAACGTCTCGAAGGAAATAGTAAGTTGTGCCGTAACCTGACCGGCTACAGTCTGCGTCCGGTTGAAAGCAGCCTGAACTTTGGCTAATGAATCCGCCAGCTTGTTTGCATTGCCTTGGAAATTAGCCCCGAGGCTATCAAAAGTTCGCGAAACGTCCTGGATAGAAAATTTTGATTTTGCCGCGAACTCCGCCGCTTTGGTCACGGCACTTTGGAAGGCTCGCTGACTGGCAATAGTTGCCTCTGCTGGCAGTTCCCCGAATCTTCGCTGAATTGCAGCAATCTGGTCGGCAACATTTTTGGGGGAGACATTGCCGCCAGAAGCAGCGCCGCCGACACCTTTCGCAGAGATACGGGAAAGGTTGTCGGCGGCCGACTTGGCGGCAGTGCTGATCGAACCCAGCCTGTCCTCCAAGCTTTGCAAGGAGGAATTAATAGATGAGGCAATGGAGCCTACATTACGGAGTCCAGTGCTGAACCGAGTCAGCGCGCTATCCAGCTTATCGAGCGTTTCTAGCGCTCTCGTAGCATCAAAACCAAGACGCTGGATAATTTCGTCTGCCATTATACTTTAATAGCGTCGAACTTTAATGACTTAAACGGGCTTGGCAGCATCGCCTTAATTCCCTCAAAGGTAATCCTGCCTGCCTCTTGAAAATGATATGGGCCTGGGTTCCTCAGATTGAAGCCCCACTGCGTTGCGTCATTAAACTCATTGATTATCAAATGAGCTAGCGTCGTGCTGTAGTGAAAAAGATAAAGCCCGGCTCTGATTTCTATCCCACCATCGCTGGCTGCTCTCCCGCCGGCTATTCCTACGCCACGGCCAGGAGGGGCAGTCGGCTGGATAGGGATTCCAAATTCAATGGACTCAGCTAGCTTGAGAAATGTTCCCCGTGACGCCCCGCTCCAGACTGGGATAAGGGGTATTACAGTAGCCTCAAGCCAAGCGCGGGCTGCTTTTTTTATCTCACTAATCAATATTCGGTCTAATTCTTTGATGAAGGCTCCCTTGTCTATTCGAGGAGCCCGAAAATCGAACTCAAATTTCATGTCGTCAACCCAAATGCAGCATGCTTGCCTCTTCATGCTGACGTAGCTGGTCGAAAGCTAAAATTTGGGCCTGAATCTCTACGGGACAATCGTCCCACCGGGGCCTTACACCCGGGGGCAATATCCCTAGTCGCTCGCAGGCTCGCCAGATTGCGTACTCGGCTGTTCGACCGGTTGGCCAAACGATGCTCCTTGTTGTTGACGACCACGTAGAAAAAGTTTGCGCGCTTCCTCCAGCTTAGCTTCATCCAAGGCGTTGACATTAAGCACTAATTGAATGATATGCTTAAGCTCGACTCTGGACAGACCAGCATTAAGAAGGTCCTTCTCGTAATTCACCCAGGAGTCTGGAACGTCCGGTTTAACGCTTTCCCACTCAATTTCCGAGGGCTTTAGACTTGTAATAACAAAGTACGCGAATCTTTTTGCGTTATACTGTTCCTTTTGGGCCAAATAGCCCGGTTCGTCCTCCATTGGTTCCTTTCCCCTGGCAGTAATCTGCACAGGGGCCTTAGGAGGCGGGCACATGGCGTCAAAATCGTCCAGGTCTCCGACCGCTTCAGCCCAGATAACAATCTCATTATCCGTACCAGGACGAAGGACAATGCAATCCTTTGCCTTGCCCTTCACCTCAATTCCACCAATCTTCATAGTTCCCTCTCTTAACTATGTAATCAATCAATCTTAGCCTCTGGTGACAACAGGCGCAGTGGCATTGCACCTGCCCTTAAAATTCAAAGTGCCAGCCTTGAAATCGACATCTTCGCTGTCAACACGGAAATCGAGGAAGACAAGAGTCTCTTTCTGGGCAGCTCCACAGGGGCGATCATCTACAATCACAAGATCGACTGCATATGGCTCACAAAGATCAGACGAGGAAGACACCCACTCACTGGCACCGCCAGTTCGCGTGAAGGCATCCGAAGGAGTGACAACTTCGCCAGTCCCTGTTCTAATGTACTCGAACATGGCTGCAACTGTCACATCCATTGGTTCTTCGTCGTCCTCGCGGACAGTATCTAACAGTCCGCGATCCTTGACATATGTATAATTTTTCTTGCGGGTATAGGTAACGTTTCCGTCACCAATCTTGATGTCTACCTGGTTCGGCAGGAAAGTGATATTCGCACCGCTGCTCACCATAACATCAAAACTGGGCGTGAACGTGATGCTCGTGGTTGTGCCAGAACCTGGAGTTCTGGCCGTAACGGTAAAAATTTTCAATTGGCTCCCGTCCATTACGCCAGCGATATTGAAACGGGCACCGACCGGAACCTGAGTCGGAACGGCCGTATTAAGGGCGACCATATTAATGTTAATGGTAGAGACGGGAGTCATGGTTCCGTCATAGTTTCCGTCTACCTGGGCGGTGCCGCTAAGGCCGTCCCGAATAGAGACAGTACAATGGCGAAGCTCTTTAACTGCCATTTTCAAACCCTCTTATTTAATCACCTTGAAGTAACATTTCGTAACTTGCATCCAACATAAGCTGCCGAAGCATATTGTTAGTTGGTATTTGTCCTAATTGGACTACGCGAACACTTGATGTATTTGTATTCGTAGAGCGAATTGATCGAGGCGTTAAGCACCCTAGAAAAGACTGACTATCAGGATCACTCGCGTCAAAATCACCAGGTTGTCCGCCGTAATTCCATACAGGGATGGGGGCATCCATTGCTTGATGAAAAATTCCTGCGGTTATAATTATCCCGTAAGAATTTTCTTTCACATCTAGTACGCCAGTCAGCAGAACGTTTACGTTCATCGTAGCCCGATAACAAGACCGACTTATCTCTTCCGTAAACGGACCGCTGATGCGAACTTCCGCTCGCTCCTTAGCCTGCATGAGATTCTTGTCCCTAGCCTGCATACCCTCCAAGAAGAAGGGTACACCAGCATCGTCTGCTACATCTTTGAGATAAGACGCGACTGATGCAAACAGCCATCGCACCCAATTAGGGTTCACTGACACTTGTTGAATCTCCAAGCATTATAGTATGCGAGGCCTCAACGGAAGTTGGTTGCGCAGGGACGGCACCCGAAACCGCTTCCCCGATGACGGACCACGCAGCATCAAATTCGAAGGCATTAATCTCCTTTATGGTGTACCTACGTCCTTGGTAAACAATCCAATCATCCAGAGTCAGGTCCAAACCGGG